GAAAAATTAGATACTAAATTAGAACAAGAAACAATATTAAAAGATGCAGAGAGCTGGAGGACGTCTAAAAAACAAGTAATTGCTTGGGTAATAGCTACAATTTTGGGGATTGTGGCTATATTTTTTGGATTAAAATAAAAGGAGGAAATCAAAGATGAAAAATGATTTTAAAAACTGGCTAAAATGTGCAGGGATAAGGGCTATTAAGACAATAGCACAAACAGCAATAGCAACAATTGGGACAAGTGTAGCAATAGGAGAAGTTAATTGGCTAACAGTAGGAAGTACAAGCTTACTAGCTGGGATTTTAAGTATATTAACAAGTGTGGCAGGATTGCCAGAAATGGGGGAACAAAATGGAAGATAATATTGTAATTGAAAATATAGAGTTTTCAGAAGAATTGTACCAAAAGAACATTTCAGAAAATATTTTTGAAGAAGAGTATGAAGGAGGGGATATAGATGCAGATAACAAATGTAACAATGCCACAGAATAAGTATAATATAAAGTGTCCATATAGTATGGAACCACAATATATTACCATACATAATACAGCTAATGATGCTAGTGCTATGGCTGAAGTAAGCTATATGATTGGAAATAATAATAAGACAAGCTTTCATGTTGCTGTTGACAATGAAAGAGTAGTAACTGCTATACCATTCAACCGAAATGCTTGGCACGCAGGCGATGGTAGAGGAAATGGTAATATGAAAAGCATTGGAATAGAAATCTGTTACAGTAAATCTGGTGGAGATAGATTTATACAAGCTGAAAGGCTAGCAGCTGAATATATAGCTTATCTATTAAAACAATATGGTTGGGGAATAGATAGGGTTAAAAAGCATCAAGACTGGTCTGGAAAATATTGCCCACATAGAACACTTGATATGGGCTGGAATAGATTTTTAGATATGGTAAGCCAATATTTAGGTGGACAAACACCAGTATATAATAATATTAAAAATGATGGGAGCGATGTAAAAATGAAAACATATCAAAATGGAAGCACAAGTGAAACTGTGTATTCAGATACAAATTGTACAGTTAGAGTAGGTAGTTTAAATCCGCGTGAAAGTTGTGATTGCTTTGGGATTTTTAACAACAGAGCAATGGTACGTTATAAGATAGATGGAAGTAATAACTATAAAATTGGCTTCTGCAAATGGCTTGGCGGTGTAAGATAAAAACTTGCAAATTTAGGAAATTTGTGGTACAATGTTGATAGATATTTAAGAAAATGTTACGATTTTTTTACATTTTTGTGAATTTTTTGTAATATTCATTGACAAAAGACAATATATATATTATAAATATATAAAAAGAGCAAGGCTTTCGCCTTACTCATCCGTTGAATTATTGGATTGGTTGATATTTGCTTTAGCTGGGCTTATATCAACTTTTTCTTTATCTGTGTGAAACTGATATCCTAAAATACCAACTACACCTGCCAGCACAGAAAGACAAAGAATTACAAAGCCAATGCCTATGTATTTCTCCATATAGCACCTCCTTCTTTTGTACTTGCACCGAACCATCTTGCGAAAGTTAGGTGCACGGATTAATAGTTGAATTGCTAGGATAGTAACTAAACTACTAATCTATGCACCCAACTACGAAGGAGTTAAAACAACTTGAACTTACTATACCAAAAAATAAAATAAAAGTCAATATTAAAAATCGACAATTTGTGGATAACTTTGTCAAAAAATGTATTTTAGAGAAAAATAAGCTAGACTAGATTAATTTCTAGTTTAGCTTTTCTACATTATTTATTTTTTTAATATTAATTTTTATTGCATTTCTTCTAAATAATCTAAATAAGCAGATATAGTAATGTATTCGTATTCGTCTTCTAAACCACTTTGCTTAGTGCCATCTTGCATAGCATCTAATAATTGCCAAGCATATTCCATTCCTAATTCTTGCTTGAAAATTCTTTAATTTTTTTTCAAATATTTTTTTATGTGTTCTTTAACCCATACTGAGTAAGTTTTTCCGTCTTTTTCTAACTTACTAGAAAATTGTTCGGCAACATCTTTATCTACATCTACAACATATCTTTTATATTTTGTTCTTCGCCATTCTGTTTCTTTTTTTAAATCTCTAGCCATTTTTACCACCTCTCTTGATTTTCTTAATTATATAGTATATAATTTATTTATGCAAGAGAGGGAAGAACCCTCTCAAGCTTTAGTCAAACATATGATGTATAGTCATGATGTTTTGCCAAAGTTGTTTGCGTTTAGCTTGTAGCTTTCTCATTTTGCGGTGTGAAGCTATAAGCTTTTTAAGTTTTGCGACCATATTATCACCCCTTTCCTCTGGACTGATTATATTATACCATACGTGTACACGTAAGTCAATACTTTTTTCAAAAAAAGTTAAATTTTTTTAAAAGCATCAAAACACGCATAAACACAGCAATACAACTACATTAATAGAAGATAAAAACGTCTTAAAATTGATTTTGAGCAGCTATTTTTTAGAATAAATAACAAAATTTTATTTTCGACAAATTTCAACACAATTATTTTACATAATGTAGTACAATAAATAAAAGGGAGTGATGAAAATGGAAGAAGCTTATGAAAAATCTTTACAAATGATAAGAGTATTGAATGTTAAAACAGAAAAGCAATATAACAAATTAGTACAAACATATTTGATACTAAATTTACAAAGTATGAAGTATATAACAGAAAAGAAGAAGTTTAAGGAAATAGCAGAATTAGCAATGGAAGTCGAGTAAGACTTCTTTTCTTTTTCCCAATAGTTTCTCATAAGAAACCAAATCCATGTTATCATCAAAACAGGAGATGATAATATGAATTATTATGAAAAAAGCAAGAAAAAGTTCAAGGAAAAGATAAAAGCTAATAACAACATAAGTAAAGAAGAGTGGGACAAATACGCACAAGAGAATTGTTTATTTAGTGCTAATACATTAAGATTTCATGCTAATGCTAAAACTTTTGAAAAATTAAAAGAGAAACTTTCATAAAAAATAAATAATTGTAGATACTAAAGATGAGGGATTTTTTATGAGAGTTGAAATATTAATAAGGAAAAAGCGAGAAGAAAAAGGATATACAATAGACAAGCTTGCAAAAATAGCAGGGATGTCAAAAGGTCATTTGAGCAAAATTGAAAGAGGGGAAACAGACCCAACTATAACAACGTTATCAAGAGTGGCAATAGCATTAAAAGTTAAAGTAGAAGAATTATACAAAATACATTATTAATTATATTAATAGTGTATTTTTATGTTTTCATATAATAAAACAAGGCTTTCGTAAAAGGTTTCTCATAAGAAACCAGATTAAATATATTCTCCGTTAAGAAGCTTCAAAAATAAAAAACGGAGGAAATATGAAATGAAAAATGTAGTATTGAAAAATAGCAGGAAATTTCAAAAAGTTAGTGAAAAAGTATTTACAGATAGGGAAAGAAATAGTAAAATTAGAAAAGATAACCCCTTGAAAGTGAATTGTAAAAATTACAGGAGAGGGAGTGGATTGTATAATATGAAAGAAACAGAAACTATATTATTAAATGAAATAGTAGGAAGGTTAGCTTTAGAACAAAAAATAGTTGCAAAGCTATTAAAGAAAATGATTATAAAAGTGTACAAAATGGGAATAGAAAAGGGATTTAATTCTAAAATATAAAATAATGCAATAAATAATGCAATAGCAAAAAATGCACAAATATAAGTAAAGTGTATGAAAAGTAAAAAAACAGAAAAACAAACAATTAGAGTAGCGTAAAGTAAAAGAAATAAATCATAAAGTGTACTAGTGAGCGACTAGGCACACCAAAAATAAAATTCCTAAATCGCTTAAATATTAACGTATTTTAGGAATTATTATTTTTATAATAATGCAATAGTAATGCAATAGATATTAAATTTTCAATTGCTTCATATATAAGTCATATTTTTTGTTTTCATCTTCATTGAATTTGTCAAAGACACTTGTGTATGTATCTAAAGTAGTTTGTATTTTTTTATGACCTAAATTTTTTTGCAATACTTTTGCAGACATACCTGCTTCAATACATCTCGTAGCATAAGTGTGTCTTAACATATGAGTATGAATATGATTACATATATTATTTGTTTTATTTAATCGTTGCAAATAGCAGTTTATTTCATTAGGGGTTATAAAAGTATTATTTTCATAATCAAAGAAAAGAAGATTATACATATTTGAAATATTATTTTTTAGAATATTTTTTATTATAATATTAGCGTTATGATTTATATATATCGTTCTTTTGCCAGAAACAGTTTTTGTGGTTTTTCCTAAAATAGTTTTGTCATTTTTATCTCTTGTTAAAGTTCTTTCAATAATAATAATATTTTTGTTTAAATCGATATTGCTCTTTGATAAAGCAAGTAATTCACCTACTCTTAGTCCTGTAAAAAGTAGGAGTAATATGATGTTTTTATATTTATGATTAGAATTTTTTAAAACGCTAATTAATTTTTTTTCTTCATCGACTGATAAAGCTTCAACTTTCATAATTTCCTTTTTTGATTTTGGCTTTTTTATAATCTCATTATCCATAATGTTATATTGTATTACACGTTCAGAAATAGCAATTTTAAACCCTTTGCTTAAAAATCTATATAATTTGTCTATTACGTTTTGCGAGTAGATTTTAGTCGTTTTTTTGTTTGTCTTGGGATTTACTATTTCTAGTTTAACAAAATTAGGGAGGGATAGAATTATATCCCTAGTAGAAACCTTCTGAATAGGTCTATATATAAAATTACTACAACACTTTTCTAGTAGTTTCAATGTTTCTTTATCCCTTTTGTATGTCCTGTCTAGTGTAATTCCACTATTATATTTATTTTCAACATATTCTAATAATATTTGGAATAAACTACGATTTGATTGTTCTATAAAATTATTTGTATTAATATCATTTTTTATTTTTGTAACCCTATTTTTAAAATCCTTGACTTTTTCGTTTTTCCTTTGTTTTAATGTTTTTCTTGAACCATTATAGACATATTGAAATATCCAACAATTAAGTTTTTCGCTAAAATATAGGCTACCTTCTCCATTTCCAACAGACTTTGTTTTTTTGTTTCTTCTCTCCATAATAAAAATACCTCCATTTTCAATAAATTTGTTAATAAACTATTGAAAATGAAAGTATTTTACTATATAATAGAAATACAAACACTTTCAATAGTGTTGTGTGAGAAATGTGTCTAGTTGCGTTATTTGAAACACATTTCTCTGTTTTATTTTAATTAAAAATTTTTAATTAACTGTTTTACAATTCCAATTATTTCGACTGGAATTTTTTTCATATCTTCAAAAGTATATCGTACAGGCTTATAAGACGGATTTAATGCTATAAGTTCAATACCGTTTTCTAGTTTATAAACTCTTTTTACTGTTGCTTCCTCTCCATTTATAAGTACAACACAATAATCTCCACTGTTAAATTCAGCCTGTTTTTGTATTACGACATAATCTCCATCTGACATTATTGTTTCCATACTATCGCCAATAATTTTCAAACCATAATAATCATAATCTTCTTTTTTGAAATTAATAGCAATATAGTCTATAACGTTTTCATTTGCTAAATAGTTATATCCTGCTTTTACTGTACCTAGAAGCGGAACTTTGTCTTTAAATAGTTCTTTTAAAGATATAGAACCTTTAAGTTCTTGCATTTTTTCGTTTTCTATTAAATCTATATAGCCAGCTTTTTCATATAGTTCGATATAATCTAAACTATAAATAGGAGCTAGTTTTTTTAGGACAATAGCACTAGGCTTTCTTTTTCCATTTTCCACTAACGATAAGTAGCTTTGAGAAATTTCGCAAAGTTTATTGACGTCACGAGTAGAATAACCCAAACTTTCTCTAATTAGTTTTAAATAAGAACCCAATTCTTTATTTGTCAACATTAATAAACACCTCCTATTGCTTAATTATACTACGTTTGATTACAAATGTAAAGCTTTTTTAAAAAAAATTAGAAAAATACTTGACAAAAGTAATCGACAATATTATAATGATTACAATAGAAATCAGAAAGGAGGAAAATAGATGGCTAATAGAGCTGTACTAGTAAAAGATAAAGAAAGTTTGATAGAAAAAATAGTTGAAAAGGGATTATCATACAGACAATTAGCGAAAGAAGCGGAAGTTAGTCAAACGACAATATGTCTTATAATAAATGGAGAGAGAAACCCGAGTCCAAAGACTGCTATAAACATATGTAGGGTATTAGGTTGTCAATTTGAAGATATTTTTTTTATTCAAAGTGATTACAAAAGAAATCAAAAATAAAACGCAACTAGACACAAAATAAATAAAGAAAGGAAGTGAGAAAATGGAAGATTTACTAAAAGAACAACGAAGAACAAATGAACTTTTAGAAAAATTAATAAGTCAAGAGAAAGACCCGAACGAATTATTAACAATAGAACAAATACACAAAGAATTTGATATACGGGATTAATATGGTACGAAAAATGTTTAAAGACCCAGAGTTACCAGTGCAACGATACACAACGCCATTTAAAGTTACAAGACAAGCAATAAATAGCTATGTAAACAAGAAACACGATTATTTAAGCGAAAGAAACTAAAACAAAAGAAAAGGAAGGAGGGGAAGAAGATGGAAGAAATAATCAAAGAACTAGAAGATATTGTAAGTACTAATTTAAAACAATGCAAAGAAAATAAAACAATACCAAGTGGGCAAGCACTCGATATTGTAAAACTAATTATTAGTTATCGTTCTTTTCAGAAAAATGCTTAGATATATCATGTCGAAATAAAAGAAAAGGAGGAAATAAAATGTTCAGTCTAGCATATGCAATACTATGTATTTGCAGTATATATCTAGCATTAGAGAAGGACAAGCAGAATAAAAGATAACATTATACACAATTTGTAAGTAAGATGTGGATGAGTTTAAAGATATTTGCATTTACGATAACTACAATATTGAAGAATTAGGAGGGAATGAAAACAAATGAAACATATAAAAAGAATTAACAATGATGGATTTTTACCAACACATTATGTTGTTTATAAAGATATGAATATTCTTGGAATATATAAGACGAAAAAAGAAGCAGAAAAAGCAATGAAGGAAGGTTAGTATGAAAATATTTGCAATGGATGATTATACAAGAATAATAAATTCAGAATTTTATAAAAAGGCTTGCATGAATTATCAATTTAATATGTTAGAAAATAGGTTGTTTAGTTTTACAAGTGTATATCAACATATAGTTTGGACTGATAAAAAAATTGAACAATGGAAAAAAGAAAGACCAGGTGAAACAACTAGTGAGCAATATAATAATTGGCTAGAAGAAAAATTTAATCAATATAAAAGAATAAGAAGGATATGAAAATATCAGGAGGCGAAAAGATGAAAGAGGAATTAGAAAACTTAGGGATTGAATTAGCAAAGTTAGCTAAGAAATATTGCGAAGATTACTTGATAATAAGTTATATGGAGGGAAGCGTACATGGAGGTAGTGAACCACATGAAGATGGATATACAAGAATTTATTTAGACGAAAAGGAGGTAGAAGAAAGATGTTTAAAAGAGCAGAATTAATTATAAGAAATGCAAATTTAAAATTAGAAAATGAAGCAATAGAAAAAGAAAATGCAAGAAATAGAGATGAGATAACAGATTTAGAATTAAAGATATTTCACGCTAAAGTATTTGCAGAAGATTTTATAAGACAATTGAATATGTTGCAAGAAATAGATAATAGAGGAAATCCAGAAGAGACAAAACGAAAGAATAAAAATCTGATTATTAATAACTTAAAAAAGCAAAGTACAAACTTAATAAAAGAACTAGATGCATCTGGAAAATCAATCTAGTTCAAATAAAAAATACATAAATATATATTTTGTTGTAATTATAGCATAGATAAAGAAAAATAGCAAATGTACATTGAAAATTGAATAGTTTATCAGACGAAATGCAGTAATAACAATGTTTTTAAAACTTGTAAAAAATATTTTGAAAAATTTTGAAAAAAGTATTGACAGCATTACGTACGTATGATAATATATAGTCAGTTCAAAAGAAAGGAGGTAAAAGTCCAATGATAAAGAACATAATAAAAAAGTGCTTGACCCGCTACCAACGAATACAAGCACAAAAGGACTTAAACCGTAGACAATTAAAAAATCGTATACAACGAGACTTAATTATCAAAGGTTTAGAAGAGAGGGGATACTAAACCCCTCAAAGCTTCCCTTGACAATAGTATATAGTAAATACGTACGAAAGTCAAGGGAGGGATAAATAAAATGGAGGAAAGAAAAGTGAAATTAATACTTAACAAAAGTGGAAATGGGAATATAAATCCACGAATACCAATTCCATTTTCATGGTTTAAGATTTTAGGATTTAATGAAGAAGATTACGAAGCGGTCATCATGCTAGATGAAGAAAACAAGGAATTAAAAGTAAGAAAAATTAATAATTAAATAAAACTACTTAATACTGTATCAGCCTGAGAAACTATTCAGTATTAAGTAGCCACAAACGAGCTATATAGACATAGTCTATTAGTCGTATATTAATTATACGATTTTTAGAACCTCGTGTCAATAGCCGTTGTGGTTAATGATAGGAGGTATTTTTAAATGAGTGAGCAAGAAATGTTAAACAAAATAAAAGAATTAGAAGAAAGAAATAAATTTTTAGAAAGTGTAATAGCAAGAGGAAGCACAGGAAATACGAGTGCATACAATGCGATTAGATTAATGATAATTGAAAAAGTAAAAAATGAGGTTGAACAACCAGAAGGATTAGAAGGTTGGCAAAATAAAGACACAAGACAAAGAGCAGAAAGAAGAATAATGGCAGATTTAAAGTGGGATTTGAGAGTACGTAATATTAGTGATTTTAGAGCAGAACATATAGAACCAGCCAAAGAATATATTAAGAAATATATATTGACAGAAGAATTAAAAAAATCAAGATGGGTAGGTGTATAAAATGGATTTTCAAGAAAGATATGATGAACTAGATAACATAGTTAGTTCAATAGATATATTAGTAGATGACATATCGGATAAATACTATATAGATATGTTAAATGAGATTAAATTTGAAGCACAAAGTGAACTAGAAGAAATAGAAGAAGAATTGCAGAAAGAACAAGAAGCAGAAGAACGAGAAATGAACTATCAGTTTGAAAGGGAAAGATTATAGATGGAATCGACGAAGTATGAAGATATAATTGCTAGATATACAGATACACAATTAGTTTATGAGCAGGCAATCTTGAACGAAGAAGAAACTACACTGTATAACAAGAAAAAGGCCATAAAAGAAGAATTTAAAAGGAGGCTTAGGGAACAATAATGGATTATTTAGATTTGATAGATAACAAAGGAGGATATTATGGTTCAATTTAGAGATTTAAAAGCAAATGAAATAGATTGTAGAGTGTCTACTTTTAATGAAAGCTATTTAACCATTTTACTATATAAAGACGCAAGAGTAGACCAAAGTATTTTAGATGAAACAGTAAAACCAGAAAACTGGCAAAGAGACCATAAGGAATTGAAAAACAATATATATTGTGGAATTTCTATATGGGACAATGAGAAACAACAATGGACAACAAAATGGGATTGCGGAAAAGAAAGTTTTACAGAAGCGGAAAAAGGAGAAGCGTCAGATAGCTTTAAAAGAGCAGGATTTAATTGGGGAATAGGTAGAGAACTTTATACTGCTCCCACTATATACATACCTTATAAGGATAAGGAAGGAAAAGAAAATTATGAAATAAAAACTAAAAATAACAAAAAGACGACTTATACAAAATTTTATGTAGAAGCAATAGAAATAACTAACAAAGAAATAACAGGATTAGCAATTAAGAATAATAAAAATAAAAGAGTGTTTTCGTATAAAAAGCAGGTGGATAAATGATAGGGACAATAAAGCAAGTAATGGCATGGTTACTAGAACAAGACAAGGACAAGCAGTACGAGGTAAAAGAACACAAACGAAAAAGGTCGTTAGATAGTAATGCATACGCTTGGGTTTTGTTAGGAGAATTACAAGACAAATTACACATAAAAAAAGAAGACATATATAGGGATTTAATTAAAAATATAGGTAGCTATGAGATAGTACCAATCAAAAATGAAGCAGTAGAAAGGTTTAGAGAAAGTTGGAGCAAAAATGGAATTGGTTGGGTAACAGAGACTATGGAAAGTAAATTAGAACGGTTTTACAAATGTAATTACATACTATGGCTCTAGTAGTTATAATACTGCTGAAATGTCAAAATTAATTGAATTGATAGTACAAGAGTGTAAGCAACAGGGAATAGAAACAAAACCAAAAGCGGAAATAAATGCTTTATTAGAAAGTTGGGATAGAAAATGAACATAGTAAAAGATTTAAGTAATTCTTTTAATCCTTACCCCAAATTAGCAAAAACAAAAAATAAAAAACATAAGCAAACAAAAGCAGTAGAAATAACAGCGAAAATAAAGGAAAAGGTATGGAAAAGGGACAAACATAGATGTATCTGCTGTAAGAAAGAAGTCGAAATGACTTGTGCAAATGCACATTTTATTAAAAGGTCACAACGGAGGCTTAGGAATAGAAGAAAATATAGTCACATTGTGTCCTAAATGCCATTATGAGGAAGATTTTGGATTGGAAACAAAAAGATATGAACAGTACATAGAAAACTATTTAAAAGGCATTTATGGCGATAATTGGAACAAAGAAGAATTGATTTATAAAAAATAGGAGGAAATAGAAAATGGAAGAAGATAAAAAAGTGATTTTAATTGCAGGAATAATAAATGTAACAGGGCAAAATCTTTTTTGGAAGAATGAAAAAGGATTAGATATAGATATTGGAGATTATGCAATAGTAGAAAATGTGAACGGGTATGACTTAATAAAAGTGATAGGAAAAATAGAAACAACAGAGGAAAACGCTAAAAAATTTTCTAATACAAAATATTGCAATATGAAAAAAGTTACAAGAGTACTTGTAAAAGAATTAATAGAAATTTAAGCAACTAGGGTAGAGACACAATATTCTACCCTAATTTTACGAAAGGAGAAAGCAAATGGATAAAAATAGCTTTCTAATTTACTTGGATTATGAAGAACAATTTGATTTGCTAACAGATGAGCAAATAGGCCAACTTATGAGAGCAATAATGAAGTATGAAAAAACTAAAGAAATACCACAACTAGATGGAATGTTAAAAATGGCTTTCTCTTTTATTAAAACACAATTAGACAGAGACAGGGAAAAATACGAAAAGAAATGTGAGAGAAATAAAGAGAATGGGGCAAAAGGTGGTAGACCAAAGAAGCAAGAGGATAAAAAAGGAACCAAAAAAACCGAACGGTTTTGAAAAAAAGCCAACAAAACCCAAAAAAGCCGATAATGATAATGAAGATGAAGAAGATAATGATAAAGATAATGAAGAAGATATAAAAAAGAAAAAAATAAAAAAGAAATTCCAAAAACCAGCTGTTGCAGAAATAGAAAAATATTGTTTAGAGAAAAAATATAAAGTAGATGCTCAATATTTTTACGATTACTATGAAAGCAATGGATGGAAAGTTGGAAAAAACGCAATGAAAGATTGGCAAGCAACTATACGAACTTGGCAGAGAAGAAATAAATCAAATCAGTCGGAGCTAGAGGAGTGGTTGAATGAATAAACAGGAATTTTATATTAATATGCAAAAAATAGAAACAGCCTATAAGAAAAAATACAACAAAGAAGAACTAAATTTATGGTTTAAAGAATTTATGACAGTTGATATAAAAGAATTTGAAAAAGCAGTAAATAAAACGATAAAAGAAACACAATTTACACCCCGAATAGCAGATATAAGAACAAGAATAGCAGTGAACCCAAATGATTATTATACTAATGACCCTTACGCTTATTTATACAAAAATTTAGAATGGTGTGAAATTGTAAAGGAGAGTGAAAACAAATGAGAAGACCAATAAAAAAGACAGTATATAAAATATTGTCAAATGAGCCATATTCACGCGAAAATGATGGATATCTAATAATGCGAGTAATACAAGAGTTAGAGCCTGCGATGTTTAAAAACGATTTCGAAGAGGTAATGCAGAATTTGCAGGTTAAAGGAATTAGCTTTGAAGGAATAACAAGAGCTCGAAGGAAGTTCTTTGAAGAAAATCCGAATCTAAAAATAAAAAAAGCAGAAGAAGCAAGACGAAAAAAAGAAGAAGAATATTTTTTAGAATATGCAAATCATTACACAATAGATTAGGAGAAAATTATGAAATACAACTACAAAGAATTAACAGGAAAATGTAAAACATGTCGGACGGCTGCATAAGACTAGAGGATAGTAATTTTAATCGGAGCAGATGAATGTGAGTATGCAGATGAGCCAATACAGCAAATAAAAAGAATGTTGGGAATACAGGAGAGGATAAGAGAGGAGGAAAGCTAGATGATAAGTAAAGCAGATAATAAAGAATTAGAAGAAGCTATAAACGATGTAGAAGAATTAATAGAACAATTTTATGAGTTTCCTAACCCTAAAAGTGTAGAAATAAAAGATAGAGAAATTGGAAATATAGAAACAGTCTTAAAAGAACTAAAAAGACCACAAGAAGAAAATAACAAATTAGAAGATTACATAGAAAAAGACAAAATAAGAGAAAAGATAGAAGAATTAAATAAGAATAAGGACATGATAAGTGGAGGCTATGCAATATCTATTTTAGAAGAATTATTGGAGGGAAAATAGATGGAAAAAGATATAAAAATTAAGATAATTGAGTTATACAACTTGTTAGACAACATAGGCTGGGACATATCGAAAACAAAAGAAACATTAGAAAATTTAGAAATAAGTATAAATGAAAAAGAAGAAAATAGCATTAAAGATGTAGAAAATTTGAAACGAGAGTTAAAAAGAGACGGATTATATTCGGACAAGCTAGAAGAATTTTTAGAAAATTATATGAAATATTATAACAACTAAAAGAGCATACTACACAAGAGGTGTAGAAAGTGCAAGACAAAGAAATAATACAAAAATGGCTAGAAGGCTTAAGTAAAGAGCAATTAGCAAAGCAATATAAAAGACAATACAATATGCAAATTAAGATAATAAGAGCAGAAGTTAGAAATAGACATAGTCGGAAGATTTATAACGCAGTATGAGGCTTTAAGCTATGTAGAAAAGATAATTTATAATTTTTTAAAGAAAGGAAATTAATAATATGGAAATAAAAGAATTAGATTTAAAATTAGAAAAAGGACACGCAGTATGCTTCGATTTTGATGGGGTAATACATAAATATAGTAAAGGATGGCAAGATGGAATTATATACGACGAATACAACAAAGAAGTGTTGGATTTAATGTTATTTTTACAAAAGTCTGGCATACCGATTTTTATATGTTCTACAAGAGAACCAGCACAAATAATTAATTGGTGGAACAAGCAAGGATTTTGGTGCAATGCTTGTGGTATAGGAAGCCAAACATTTTGGAAAGAAACAAATCTTGTTGGTGTAACAAATAAAAAGATGCCAGCACAGTTATATATAGATGACAGAGCTTATAAATACACTGGACAAACAGTAAAACAATTTATATTAGATAATTCAAAAGAGGCAAAGTAGAGCAAGTAATATATAAATATTTAAAAAGGAAGAGAGAAGATGGAATATATAGCAATATTTATATTAGGAATTATATTTTGGCAATTAGTTACATTTATTGTAACAATAGTAACAAACGAAGATAGAGGAGCAGAAGTTGGAAGTTTATTTTGGTGGTTTTCTGTTAATGCAATTGGTACGATAATTGTAAAAGTTTTCAAGGTGAATTTTAGAGAAATTAATTATAAAAGGCTTTATAAAAAATGGAAGAAAGCAATAAAAAAGCAAGATTACAATTTTACAGAATTTCGAAGAAATAACGGAAAATACTGGACAAGTTCATTTAACAAGTTAATAACATCAAACGATTTCAAGGAATATGAGAAATATTTAAAAGAAAAGAGGTAAGAGTTATGCAAGAAGAAATAGAAGTTGAAGAGTATGTAAGAACATGTAATGGAATAATTGGAAAAATCTGCGATGAGGATGGCATAGATAAAAATGGTGTTTACACAGATACAGAATATATTAATGAATATTGTGATAAAACTGTTTATATACCAAACAAAGACATAGTAAAACATTCTAAAAATATAATAGATTTAATTGAAGTAGGGGACTATGTAAATGGGAGAGAAGTGAAACACATAGCGATGTTTGAAGGTTTTCCAGATTATCCCAAATTAATATTTGTGGATGAAAAACACTTAATACCTGATGATACAGCAGAAAACAAAGATATAAAATCAATAGTAACACACGAGCAATTTAAAAGCATAGAATATAAAATTTAAGAAAGCGAGTGATACAAATGACAGACTTTTATAGCACGCAAAAAGAAATAACAAGGAAATATCAAGAAGAAGTGGACAAGTATAGAAAGCTAAAAGATAAGTTAAGAAAAGACAATAAAACAGACACAGAAAAAGTAAAATATTATGAGAAAGCTTACAGAGAAAGCAAAAGCGAACATGACCGAAAAAGTTACAAAAGAACAATAGATATTTTAAATGCTAAAAGAGAAGTACGAAAGGAGATACTAAATTTTGAAAATACCAAAAATAATTAGTAAAAATGGACAAGAATACATATTTGAAAAAGAGTACACGAACTTTATATTATACAAAAATATGCTAACAAAAGCATATGAATGCTTTACTAAATATGATTTAGGATTAATAAAAAAACAACCTCAAATAAGGTATGCTAATAAGCACAATATTCGATAAGGAGGTACGAATGAAGTCACTAGAATTGTTAGAAGAATTAAACAAAATATTAATAGATGCAAATAAACGTTGCAATATAGCTTACGAAAATGTAGGAGAACAGGATAGAATAAGAAGCGATATAGAGCATGACATACTGAACAATTATAATACTATGTCAGCTAGAGAAAAAAGAGAATATACAGATAAAATGTTTGAATGCTTAGTAGAAAGACATAATTGCAAATATGAGTATCGAGAACTAGAAATACTAAAAGACTTATATAGTACATCACAAAATATAGAAACAGCATTTAACACAGCTATAAATAAACTAAGAAAATTAAATAAAGAGCAAGAAACACCAATTTATTATAAGAGAGCCAAGAAAAATAAGGGCAAAGTAATTATAGTAAAAGAATAGGAGGCACAGAAGATTGAAATACATAAAAGAAGATGTTGAAAAAATGTTAGAAAATCACTTGAAAAATCAGGCAAAATTTACAGAAATAGATATAAAAAAAGAAACATATGAAAAGGAATTAGAATATGCAGGAACAGTATATGAGGACACAGAAAAAGAAGTGATTGAAAATATGCAATTGAAACGGACAAGGATTTGACAATATACATAGTGACACAAACAAGATAGCTGATAAAGTAGCAGAAACAGTAATAAACTATCATAAAGAAGAAACACACATAAACAAAGTTAATAGACAATATATAGAAAATAAGTTAATGGAATTAAAAACGATTAAAGATGATTTAGATAAAAAAATAGTAAGAGTAGAAAACATGATGATTCCATTGTCAACAGAAGAGAAATTCATAATAAAAACATACTATATGGAAAAATCAAAATGGGATTATGTATCACAACAATATTGCATAGAGTTTCAAAAGCCAAAGTCAATAAATCAGCTGTTAAACATAAGAGATAATGCAATAGAAAGTATGTTAGAGACATTAAATACAGGAATTTAGAAAAATTGTGATAAAATTGTGATAAAATTTGGATGCAATTAAGATTTAAAAGAAGTATAATTATAATAGATAAAGTATCAAAAGTCACAGACGGAGAGAAACCGTCTTAGATAACCCGAGTGACAAGGTCTAACACTTTATTTCATATACAATCCGAAGCTAGTTATAGAAATATAGCTAGTTTTTAATTATTAAGATATTAACACAATACTAGATAGTGCTAATATAAAAAGACAAGCCCCAAACTCTTTCGAGAATGGAGCTAATAGACATGACCGATATAACTGTCGGTATTTAGAAGTGTTAGATGGGTGAATAGATAGGATGCTCCTGTATTTCTCGATTCCGTTTTTTAATCATCATCTCCAAGAACATAGAACTAGAGATGGCGATAACATTAGCAGGAAAATCCATAGTTTCCAAAATGGAACTTGCTAGAAGATCGGTTTCTAGCAGTTCACTACAGAATTGATTTTTGTTGTAAAAAGTAATTCTCTTTGGACATTTTGCCCGTTCAGGGCAATTTGTACAATATTCATGTTGTATACAGATTGTCTCATCTAACATAAAATAACACTCCTTTATACTTTATAGTCAATACCATTATACCATAAATCAACATAAAAATCAAACGAGGTGAAAACCTATGGAAACAATATACGAAACATACATAAGAACATTATGCAGCAACTGTAAAAATAGACAAACAAACTTATGCGAAATAAGAAAAGACATAAATGGAACATTAAAGTGTTGCTATTATACAAAAGATAAAGACATAGCAGGCTATAAGAAACCACTAATAAGGTTAGCTAACCAAAGCAAACCGCTTATGAAATTAAATATATAGATAGAAGGTGAAAAAATGGCAAACAAAGGTGGAAGACCAGCAAAATATAAAAACAAAGAAGAACTGCAAAATAAAATAGATAATTATTTTAAACAATGTGATAACGAAAATGAACCATACACAGTAACAGGACTAGGTTTAGCGTTAGACATGAGTAGGCAAGATTTAATTAATTATAGCAATAAAGAGGAGTTTTTTGACACTATAAAAAAGGCTAAACAAAAAGTAGAAAACTATTTAGAAAAAAGATTAATAAAAGATAGCAGTGCAACTGGTATTATATTTAATTTAAAAAACAACTATGGCTGGAAAGACAAACAAGAAAACATTAACATAGAAACCAATTATGAGCAATATTTAAAAAAGGTTGAACGGAGATGAGTATTAATACAAAATCTTATATAGAGAATTATATTAAGATACGAGATAAAAAAGGTAATGTAATACCATTAACATTAAATGAACCACAGTTAAAGTATTATAATGTAATTAAAAAATTACACGAACAAAGAAAGCCAATTAGAATAATAATACTGAAAGCTAGACAAATGGGATTTAGCACAGAAACAGAAGCTATTATATTTAAAAATGTAGTAACACATCACAATTATAATGCTCGGTATTGTTGCTCATAAGGAACAAAGTACAACTAACCTATTTGAAATGTCTAAAAGAATGTTAGAGTATTTACCAGATACAATTAAGCCAGAACAAAAGAAGTCTAATGCAAAAGAATTGGTATTCAATAATCAAAATGGCACTGGGTTAGATAGTAAGATTAAGTGTATGACAGCAGGAGGAAAAGGGATAGGACGTTCTGATACTTTTACAGCATTACATTTAAGCGAGTTGGCGTTTTGGGAAGGCAATAAAAAAGAAATCATGACAGGTTTACTACAAGCAGTACCGAATACACCAGAAAGTATGATTATAATAGAAAGTACAGCTAATGGTTTTGAATATTTTAAGGATATGTGGGATAGAGCAGTTGCAGGAAAAAGTGACTTCTATCCTCTTTTTATCGGATGGAATGAGTTACAAGAGTATAGTATGCCTTATACTGGATTTGAATTAACAAAAGAGGAGAAGGACTTACAAAAGCAATACAATTTAACACTAGACCAATTAACTTGGCGTAGATGGTGTATTGAGAATAACTGTTCTGGAGATATCAATCAGTTTAAACAAGAGTATCCTATCTGTCCAGAAGAAGCCTTTTTAAGTACAGGGCAATGTTATTTTAATAAATTAAATATTATTAATAGAGTTAATGAAGCACCAGAACCAATGGCACAGGGAACTTTTAATTGTTACTATGATGGTATAAGGATAAGGGGACAAAAGTTTCAAGAAAGAGAAGATGGAAATATTAAGATATACAAATATCCAGAGAACAGAGTACCATATGTTATTGGTGGAGATACGGCAGGAGAAGGAAGTGATTATTTTACAGCTCATGTAATTAACAATATAACAGGGGAACAAGTAGCTGTTTTAAAACAACAGTATAACGAGATTGAGTATGTAAAACAAATATATTGTCTAGGTATGTTTTATAATCAGGCTATGGTTGGGTTAGAGAATAATTTTAGTACCTATCCTACACAGAAATTAACAGAACTTAATTATCCTAATCAATATGTCAGAAAGAAAGAGGATACTTATAATACAAAACATGAAAAGAGTTTTGGTTTTAAGACAACGACTATTACAAGACCATATATATTAGCACAATTACAGGAAATAGTGCATGATAATATAGAGGTTATTAATGATAAAGATACTTTAAGGGAAATGCTTACATTTATTGTTAATGAAAATGGTAGAGCAGAAGCGGAAGTTGGCTATCATGACGATTTAGTCATGGCTTTAGCAATAAGTTATTATATAAGGACACAGCAAGACATGAAAAAGACAGATAAAAATTCTAACTATATGGATATAGAGGAACAAATCAATAAAACATTTGGATTTGAAGATAATGTAGAAGAGGACTATGGAGACGACATAGTTCCTTTTTAATTTGGAGGAAATTATGAATTTAATATACACAATTCTATCAATAGGTTGTTTAATATCTGGATTTTATTTTGGATTTAGAATTGGAAAGGATAAAGAAATTCCAGAGGGACCAAAAGGAATGATACATCCAATTGAAACAATAAAAGAACACAAAAAGGAAAAAAGTGACGAAAAAGAACAAGACGAAAAGCTAAAAGAATTACAGCAAGATTTAGAAGAGTTAGATGCTTATGATGCTGGAATTATATAGTTGGAGGTAAAAATGAAAAAGCAAGAACAAAATATTACAACCGTTTGGGAAGAGTATCAAAGAGGGGTAGATTACAATTATCAACAACAACTGTATGAAAAGAGTAAAAGAAATTATAATTTTTACCACGGAAATCAATGGGAAGGTATTAAGCTTTCTGGTATTCAACCGATTACATTAAATATTATAAAGTCTATTGTTAAATATAAGGTGGGAGTAGTAAAGACTAATACATATCAAATTTATTTTAATAGCGAAGCTTGTGAGACGCAGGAAGAAAAAGAAAAGGTAGAAGATATATGTAATATGCTTAACAGATATGCTAATCGCTTATGGGAAAAGAATAAATTAAATAAAATAGTTAGAAATTGTATAAACGATGCTTGTATTGACAATGAGGGGGTTATTTATTTTTATAGTGACCCAGACCCAGATAGCAACAATATTCTTTGTGAACAAGTAAACAGAACTAATATTTACTATGGAAATGAAAACGATGATGATATACAAAATCAACCGTATATTATTATTTCTTTTAGAAGAACTGTTGAGGAAGTAAAAGATGAAGCTAAAGCAAATGGAATTAGCCAAAAAGAAATTGACTTGATAGTAGAAGACCAAGATATAGAAGAACAGTCTGGAAGAGATAAGCGAACTAATGAGATTTCTCCTATGTGTTTGGTTTTATTAAAGCTATATAAGAAGGATGGAAAAGTTTGGGCGAAAAAATGTACTAAGTTAGCAACAGTAATGAAAGACGTTTGTTTGGATATTGATTTGTATCCAGTGGCTCACGTGTTATGGGAGAGAGTAAAAGGTAGCAGTAGAGGGCAAGGAGAAGTCGAGTGGCTTATTCCAAATCAAATCGAGATTAATAAGACGGCTACTAGAAGGGCTTTGGCTATTAAGATGGTAGCTTTTCCTAAGTTAGTAGCCAATACAAAGTACATTTCTAATACAAAGGCATTAAGCAAAGTTGGAACGACAATTGAGGTAAATGAATTTAATGCAGATGATGTTAATAAGGTTGTTAATTATTTAAAGCCAGCAGCTATTAGTAGTGATGCTTACAACTTACAAAAAGAGTTACAAGAGGAAACACAAAACTTAGCTGGTGCAAGTGATACAGCAACTGGTAATGTTGACCCAACGAAGGCGGCGGGAAAGGCAATATTAGCAGTGCAACAGGCTTCTCAACAGCCAATAAATGAACAGGTAGAAGCGTATAAGGATTTTATAGAGGATATTGCTAAGATTTGGTTTGCTATGTTAAAAGCTAATAGTGTAAATGGAATAACTCTAGTAAGAGAAGAAAAGGACTATGCTAACAATATAACGAAAGAAGAAATGTACAATATATCTTACAAGGAATTACAAAAATATGTTTTTGACATTAGGATAGATATTACGCCAAACAGTCCTTTTGATAAGTATGCTATTGAACAAAGTCTAGGAAATCTTTTGACGTCTGGACATATTACCTTTGAAGAGTATGTAAAAGCATTGCCAGAAGATTCAGCAATGCCAAAATCAAGTTTGAAGGAAATCTTGAAAGATAGAGAAGAAAAGGAAAATGTATTTAATCAAATTGAGAAGACGGCTAATGCTTTGGATAGTGCGATGCAACAAGTTATGACAGAGCAAGAAATGAATAATGTAGAACAAACTGGTGTCAATCCAGAACAATTAGATATGATAAATCAAGGACAAGTTCCAGTAGAACAGGTTTAAAATTAGTTATTTTCGTTAGAGAGGTTATGCCTCTCTTTTATTAATATATAGCCCAAAACTATGATGGCTTTAAAAGCTGAAGGAATTAATAGTCGACGGACTTTAAATGGGAGGTAACATATGCCAGAAGATAATCAAAATATGGGAACTGAGGAAACTTTGGAAGGGTTAGAGGTAAAGGATACAGCTAACGAAGAAGTGAAACCAGAAAAGACTTTTACTCAGGAAGAACTAGATAGGGTAGTAAGACAAGAGAAGGCGAGATTTGAAAGGAAATATCGTAAGGAAGAGGAAAGCAAGCTAAGTAAGTTCAAGAAATTAGAAAACGTACTAAGGGCAGGACTAAGTCTTAGTGACGAAGACGATGTTTTGAGTAAGGTTGAAGACTTCTACAAAGAACAAGGAATAGATATTCCAGATAACAAAAGTGTTAATAAAAAAGATGCTGAAATCTTAGGAATAGCAGATGCACAAGAGGTTATTGATACTTTTGATGACACAGAGATTGAAGCTAGAGCAAATGAACTAGCGGATAAACAAAGTAGAGGGAAAACTTCTGAGCGAGAGGATGCAGAGTTTTTTAAGTTAGGGCAATACCTAACAGGAAAATTAAAAGAAAAAGAATTAGAAACCAGCGGAATAGACGTGAGCGTTCTTAAGGACAAAGGGTTTAAGGATTTTGCTGATAAGTTTAATAGTAATATGAAAATAAGCGAAATCTATGAGTTGTGGGAGAAAGTGAATAGTAATAAACCAAAGAAACCTGTAAGTACTGGAAGCACAAAGTCAACAGTAGCAGATAATCAGGTTAAGGAATATTACACGCCAGATGAAGTGGACAAGCTTTCGAGCAAAGAGTTAGATAATCCTACTGTCTTTAAAAGAGTGCGTGAGTCTATGAAACGTTGGTAAAAAGAAAGGAAGATGTAATATGAGTTACGCAAATTTTAAACCAACTGTATGGTCAAAATACATACAACATGAATTACCAAAATTCACAGTGTTTAAACAAGACTGTGATTATAAGTTTGAAGGAGAAGCAGGGCAAGGGAAAAGGGTTAAAATCCAAAATGTGGGTAGACCTACTGTTAAGACCTATGTTCCAGGGAAACCAATTGATGACCCAGAAAATGTAGGAGAAACAAGTGCTTATTTGGATATTGACCAATTTGATTATTTTAATTATGGTATGGATAATATTGATAAAGCACAAGCACAAGATGGGGTAATGGAAGCATTACAAACAGAAAGTACAAGAGCACTGGCAGAAAAAGAAGATATTTTCTGTGCTACCCAGATGGCTAAAAATGCTGGAATTAAAACAGCTTCTACTGAGATTGCAGATGAAGTAGCAGCTAAAAAGGCTGTTGATGAATTGTTTGTAAAATTATGGAATAATGGTGTAAGTGCAAAAGATGATGTTACTATGTATCTAACGCCTTGGTTCTATATGTTATTCCAAAATAAATTAATTGAATTAAAAACCAATAATGATGATTTAATTGCCAAAGGTGTTTTAGGATTGTATAACAATGCTAAGATTAAAATGACAAATAATGCTTATAACGATGGAACAGATGACTATATTATTCTAAAAACATCTAAAGCTTTTGCTTATTGTAATGGTATTGATAAGTTAAAACCTTATGAACCTGAAAAAGGTTTTGCAGAAGCGATTAAAGGTTTAAATACCTATGGTGGTAAAATGGTAAGACCAAAAGAGTGTGCCGTTTTAAAATGTCATCAACAAAATTTAAAGAAAGAGGTAAAATAGTATGGATAAAGCGACAAATTCAATAATAGTAAGAAATGAAGCTACTGTATTAGAGGATGCAGTAGCTTTAAAAACGACAGGGCTTGCGATTGATTATTCGAATAAGTCTTGTGGGAAAATATTAATTTTAATTAATAATACTGGTTCTGCTACTAAGAAAGCTACGATTGTAAAAGGCGACTCTTTACAAGGGACAGAGGATATGGAAATCTCTGTAACAAATGGAACAACAGCAGGTATTGTAATTGAGTCTGGTAAGTTTGAAAATGTATCTGGAGATAACAAAGGTTATGTAGTTATCAAAGGCGAAGATGCTACTAGTTTAAAGGTACAAGTAATAGAGTTACCATAGTTTAAGAGGCGAATAGCCTCTTTTTATATACAAGTAAAGGTTTTTGCTAGTTCGATTCTAGCGACTTGGGAGGAATGAATTATGACTTATGGAGAAAGTAAGAAACAGATATTAGCATTGATAGAAGAGTATGCACCTAATATTAATAATTTTACGGAGGATGAGGATATTGCACTGAGACTACCTCATTTGTTTGATTTGGCTTATCAAGAGTTGTCTCAAAATAAGAAGATTGTTGCGAGTAAGTTTTACACAGAGAAGGAAGAAAAAGTGGATAAGTACACGTCTTATACTTTGCCAAGTGATTTGTATCAAATAAAAAGTGTGTTTATGTTAGATGAAAATAATAAAAAAGGTAATGCAGATTACTATACGGTGGGTAAAAATAAGATATATATCAATGATAATACGCAAGGGCAAACGGTTTTAGAGTATTATAAGTTTCCTTTGAAGATAAACGAAGAGACAGAAGATGATTTTTATTTGGAGTTGGACCAAGATGCTCAAAGTGTTTTGGTATATAAAGTAGCAAGTGATATTTTAAAGACAGACCCCAGCGCCGATTATTCAGCATTTGCTACGGAATATCAAAGAGTACTTCAATTGTTAGATAATAGACGAAATGTGCCAAGTGTTACGTTGAAGGAAAGTGAGTTTGATATATAGGAGGTTAAGATGGCAACAGGAATTAAAAGGGTATATACTAGTTTTTCTGGTGTGGATTTTTTAGAAGAACCAAGTCTTGTGTCTATTAATAGGAGTCCTGATGCGTTAAATGTTTGGAAGAATTATGAGGATACACAAGGTACTTGTATAGAAACAAGACCACGGTTTTAGGAAATTGGCACAAATCGGAGAGAAGATTAATGGATTATATGTTTATGATAGTAATATAGCTATTGTACATAGTAAGACAAAGTTGTACGAATGGAGCAATTTTCCAGATGAGCCGAATGAAGAGCATTTGAGAGAACTTTATAATGATATGAATGATAGGAAGAGTTGTTTTAATAAGGCAGATGCAGAAGAGAAATTATATATTAATGATGGTAAGAATTATTTGGTATATACTGGTTTAGAGGTGAAGAAGGTTTCAGAGGATAATCCTTTTGTGCCACGAACTTCAATAAGCAGGAAAGCTGGGAATATTGGCGGTGGAGAGACTTTACAAGATGTCAATATATTAACGCCCAAGAGAACTAATAGCTTTTTAGCAGATGGAGAGGCGAAGGATTTTTATTTGGATGCAACGGAGATTGATGATGCATTGGTTACAGCGATTGTGAATGATGTTGAAATGATAGAGGATACAGATTTCAAGGTAGATAGGTTGAAAGGAAAGGTTACGTTTAATGAGGTTCCTTCTAAACCTAATTTAAGTGGTGAGGATAATGTGTTTATTACGTTTTCTAAAACGATTGTAGGTTATGAAGATAGAATTGCAAAGTGTACGAATGCATTATTGTTTGATAATCGATTGTTTTTTACAGGAAATCCTGATTATCCTAATGCAGTATTTCATGCTGAATTAAGGAACCCTCAGTATATTTCGGATTTGAATTATTATGAAGATGGCTCTAAGGATGGAATAATTACTGGAATGACAGTTGGGAATAATATTTTGTGGGTGTTTAAGAATTTAGACCAGAATAATGCAAATGTTTTTTATCATGAACCGATTACGGATACAGAACATGGAAGGATTTATCCAAGTAAACAAGGGAATGTAAGTGTTGGGTGTTATACAGGTAGTACGAATTTTCAAGATGATATTGTGTATTTGAGTAGATATGGTCTTGAAGGAATTAGCACAGAGAAGATTGATAGTAGGCAAGTGATAGCTCATAGAAGTTCTTTAGTGGATGTGAAAATGATAAATGAAGATAATTATTCAAATGCTACGATGGTTATTTGGAAAGGTTATTTGTGTATTTTAGTAGATGGAAGAATATATTTAGCAGATAGTAGGCAAAAGTATGCAAAGTTGGATAGTTTTGAGTATGAATGGTTTTATTGGGATATAGCTAAGGCAAATCCTAACGTTTTAAAGGAATATGATGATTGTTTGTATATAGGGGCTAAGGATGGCTCTATTTTTGTGGTAGAGGGTACGAATGATAATCAAGAAACAATTGTAAGTTATTGGACTACGCCTATGGACAATTTTGGATTTGAGAACCAACTTAAGACTACTAATAAGCGTGGTGGAATTGCTAAGGTTAAGACGATTCCAAATGGGATGGTTAAGATAGCAAGAAGGACAGATAAATCGCCAGAATACAAGTATACCACGCAGAAATCAGCAAATGGTTTTAATTTTAATAATATTAATTTTGCTAATTTTAGTTTTACGACAACTGATAAATTGCGTTTACTATACAAGATAAAGGAAAAGAAAATTATGGAATTGTCTTTAAAGTTTTATAGTGACGAAAAGGACAAGCCTTTTGGGATATATAGTGCAACAATTGAGGCTTTTGCAGGAGGATATGTTAAGAAATAGGAGGAAGTAATATGAGTTTACCAACATGTACAGTTAGTACAAATAATATACAGAATTTACCTGATGCACCTAATTTGTCATCAGATGAATTAAAGCAAAAGTTTGATAAAACAGGAAAAGAATTAAAAGATTATCTTAATTCGTTAATTTTAGAAATTGAAAAGGCAGATGAAGAAACGAAAAAAGCAATACAAAGTCAGATGCTTAAAACATATAAGTATGATGTAGTAACAAATTCTGTGATTGCTGAAAGTGAAGATTATACAATTCCAGAAATTTATAAGGTTAATACAAATGGATTAGATGTTTATTTCGAAGGAGAATTATTGATTTTAAATAAAAATTATCAAGAAAGAGGAACTGGAAACAGTAACAAGATAAGGTTTAATTTTGAAGTACCAAAGGATAGCAATTTAATTTTCGTAATAAGAAAATAGTTGGAGGTTAAAAATGGCAGGATATGAAGATTTAGACAATATGGTCAAAGAGCAAAATAATTTGTTACAACAGCAAGAACAAAAACAAAACGATATTATTAATCAGCAAACACAAATGCAGGTTGACGAAATAAATAGAGAAAAAGAGAAATTAGCTAAAGAGACGGATAAGACAACGCAAGGGTTGTATGCTAATTGGCAAAAACAGACTAATCAGTATGGTGCTGGAATGGAACAATTAGCTAGTCAAGGTTTGGCTAATTCTGGTTATGCAGAAACTACGAAGACGGCTCTTTATAATACGTATCAAAAGAGTGTTACTGATACTTTGAATAATTCTAAGGATTTGTATGCTGATTATAATTTTAAGATACAGCAGGCAAGACAGAATGGTAGTATTCAACAGGCTCAGTCTGCATTAGAGTTATATGCTCAAAGGGTACAGCTTTTGACTCAGAATTATGAGTTAAGACAAAACAGGGAGAAGTATTTGTATCAACAAGAACGTGATAAGATTTCTGATAGTCAATGGCAAAAGACTTTTGATGAACAAATTAGACAAAATGAATTGGAAAATCAATGGAGACAACAACAGTTTGATTATCAAAAACAAAGGGATGCAGTTGCCGATAGTCAATGGCAACAACAGTTTAATTTGTCAAAAAAAGCTTCTAGTAGGTCTTCTAGCTCTTCTAGGTCTACTGGTTCGAGTAAGAAGAGCGGAGGTTCAGGAGGTTTGCAAGTGAGTGGAAGCAATGAAGTAAGCGGTTCTACTTCAGAAAATAATGTATCATTAAGTTCAACAGCAAATGCTCTTTTAACAATGGGACAAAAAAGTATTTCGATGGGAAATACGGCATCAGCTAGTGGTGCTGTTGCTAATGCTTATTCTAGGGGGCAAATTTCGGAAGCAGAGGCTTCGTATATATGCAATAAATTAGGTATATAGGAGGAAGAGAATGTCTTGGGAAACGATTAAAAAAAATATGGAAGAACATAATGGGAAATTTAGACCAGAACAATCAACAGCAGGGAAAAGTGTTAGTAAAAAAGAAAGACAAAATAATAAAAACTTTTGGAACAATACGAGAGATATTTTGGTAAATACTTTAAAAGATACAACAATTGACCAAACAAAGAGTTTTATTAAGACAGGGGATTTTGATAGAAAAGATGTTTGGAATAGGGTGCAAAATATAGCTAATAATAATCTAAATAGGTTTAATAATACACAAAAAAATATTGATGTTAATACTCGAAATCAAATGGCTAGAAATATGGAGGATTTTGCAAACAGAAAGCGAACGGCTATGCAGAGTGTTTCTAATGTTATTCAAGAAAATAGTAACAATAAAAGAAAGCCACTCTCTACAATTAGAAATTCTAGTAATGAAGGTGAAGATATAAACATTGTAAGCAAAAAAGGGAGAGAAAAGTTAACTTCATCAATAAAAAAACAAATAGGAGAAAATATATTAGAACTTTCAAACTCAATAGGTCATTACGATAATGGAAATCGTATAAAAATATATAGAGATGATTCAGGTCAAATCGATAAAAATAGAACAGATTTAGAAATAGCACAAAAAAGTTTTGAAGAAGATAAAAGAAAACTTCAAATGATTGAAAATAAAAAAATATTTGAAAAAGCAATGAATGAACAATTGAAAAATACATTAAACTATAAAGTAGCCAAAAGACAAAATCCTAATGCAACAGATGAAGAGTTGTTGAAAATTGCAAAAGAAAAAGAAATAAAGTCTTCACAAGAATTTATTGAGTGGTTGGCGGATATGGATCCTGGTAGAAGAAATGCAATGATAGAAGATTTTACATATAATAAAAATCAAAAATATGATTTGAAATCACGAGTGCAAGCAATAGAAACTCAAAGAGAAGCAGATAAAATTAATCAAGATGCACAGAACGGAAATTATTGGTCTTCTATTGGACATGTGGCTAAAGGTCTTCCAGAAGGAGCAATAAATTCAGTTGCAAAAACGGCAGCAACGTTAGAAAGTTTAAGCAATGGAAAACATTATAATACATTAGTTAATCCAAATTATGATTCAGTATTAGAAACAAAACTGAGGACAAGAAAATATCAAGAAACAACTTCTAAAATTGATAATGGAATAGTTCAAACAGCTTCTGGAGTATCAAATACGATAGGAGAAATGGCGCCTTCTATGTTAGTTAATGTTGCAGCACCTGGTTATGGTGCTGTGCTTAATGCAGTGAATGTAGGTTCATCTGGTTATTTAGATACTTTAAATGAGGATAGTAGCAACAAATTGCAAGCAGTTGCAACAGGACTACCAAAAGCATTAGCAAGTTATGGAATTGAAAAAATCATAGGTGGAAATTTTTTATCAGAAGGTTCATTAGATGATTGGGCTGCCGAAGTAATTGCTAAAAAAACAGCTGGAATTACTAATAAAACAGCTAATAAAGTTGCTCAAAAGGTTGCTTCTAAAATTTATGAGGTAGGAGGAGAGGTTTTTGAGGAAGAACTAGAAAATCAAGTAGATTATTTAATTGATGCTACAATAAATGATAAGGGGATTTCTTTGAGGGAGTGGCTTGATGAACAAGAAGAAACTGTTAAGAATACAGCTTTGACTCAATTAACTTTAGGATTATTTGGATTAGGAGGAGATACTTATAAGAAAGTAAAAGAATATGAGGCTAATGCGGATACAAAAACATGGATAAATGAAGCTCAGAAAATAATTGACAAAGAGAATTTAGAAATTAATACAGATGAAATAAAAAAAAGAGAATTAAGAAATGTAGTAAATAAAGTTGATATTAAAGAAGATAATGAAGTAAATAATAAATCTTCGGATTTACAACAAAACACTACCGATAATTCAATTAAGCCATTAACGCAACAAACTACTAGTCAAGAAAATAAAGTGGCTCAAAATGGAAATGTGGAGCAAATGCAAACCTCAAATTATAACAACTCAGATTATTTTCAAACAGCAAAGAATTATAATTTAGATACAAACAATGAAACGATTAGAGGAATATATGATGTGACTTTTAAAAGAGGTGTTAATGTTTTTTGGGATGATACAGTTTTTACAAACTCAAAGCAAAATGCTAAATGGACTATTGATAGTGAAGGAAATAGAAGTGTAGTTTTAAATCCTAATGCTGATACAGATGTAGCATTGCAAAGTGTTATGATACATGAACTGATACATGATATAGAAGGAACAAAAGAATATAGCAAAATAAACTCAATGATATTGGATAAATTGAAAAGTTCTAGTAATTATGATGATATGATGACGGATATAGCAAAGGCTTATGAAAATGAGTATAAGAATATGTCGAAAGAACAATTTAAAAGTATGATTGAACAAGAAGCAGTTGCAGATTATTTGGGAGAGAACTTAGGTAATCAAGAGTTTGTTAATGAGTTAGTGAGAAGCACTGATAGAACTCAAATTCAAAAAATAATGGATTGGATTAAGAATAAGATAACAACCTTGAAAAATACTATAACAGGAAATAAAGAACTAAATTATTGGAATAAGATTAAGGAAAACTTTGAGAGAGCTTATAATAAAGAGTACCAAGGAAATAGTGTAAGTGAAAGGTTTAGTATTCAAATTGATAATGAAGGCAAGCAATATGTTAAAGTTGATACTGACCAGAATATTTTTGAGGGTATTGATAAGAAAGATTACAATAAGATTGCCAAAATGTATATGCAAGATTATTTAAAAGGAAATACTATTTTAGCGGGAAATGATAATGCCAATATTGGACGTAGGGGAGTAAATAAATATACAAATCCGCAACAAAATACAAGATTTTTTGAAGAAAAAATGCAATTAACCCCAGAATTACAAAATGTATTAGAAATAGCAGAAAAAGTAAGTACAGGAAACCCAACAAAAGAAACAACGAAGTTTCCTAATTGGGAATATTATAAATTTAATTTTGAATTGGGTGGAGAAAATTTTGAAGGGCTAATTAATATTGGCATAGACAAAGAAGGCAATAAACATTTTTATGAGATAAATAAAATCCACAATACTCGGAATATCGAATGTTTCATCGAAACCAAAAAGTATTATGGATAATTCTAATAATAGTATACTACCAACACAAGAAAATGTCAATAGTAAAACTAATAATAAGTATATACAAGAAACTGAAAATAATTCAGGTTCTAACAATGTACCAATAAGTGATAAATATTCTAAACAATCAAATGGAACATGGCAACAGTATTTAAAAGATACATCTACTAATACAGGTACAAGAGAAAGTTTGAAAGATATAAGAAGAGAGCCGATTAGTAGGGAAAAAATAAAGGACAACAATCTTGCAAATAATGGGCAAACCGTGTATAATAATATTGAAAGTGAAGGTGGTATAGATGGCGAACTTAACAGAGGAACAAAAACAACAAATGTGGAAGGAAATATTGGCGAATCCAGGATATTCGAGGAAAATAAATCTCAACAATACACAGAAGAAGAATACAGAAGTTGGGAGCAATCAATCATTGAAAAAACAGAAAGCGAACTTACCTATAAAGAAAAAGCAATAAAACAGAAGTTTAAGACATATCAAAATAAAGATATAATTTTTATAAAGTCAGATAATAATAAAGGATATTATGCAGGGGCGTCATTAGAAAGTCCAAATAAAATTTATATAAGAACAGAAAAAGCGGAACAATTTGGATTAGATAGAACAGCTTATCATGAAACAATGGAAAGCAATATAAGATTTTCTGATAGTGAGAAACAAGATATTATAATCTCTACAATACAAGATATAATAGAAGATATAAATTTTGAAAAACAAAAGGCAGAATTTTGGAGAGGACAAGAAGGGAAGATGCCTAATGATAGAGCTATTGCTAAAGATATTATTTGTGACAGGTTTGCAGAACTTAATGGAGAAACAATAGACTATAAAAATGTATTGTCAAATGAAATTAATGATAGAATAAATATGAGCATAGAATATTTTAACAAAGAACTAGAGAAACCTAGTTCTTTTAATTTAGAAAATAACAACAAACAACAAACTAATACAACTAATCAATTAAAAGAATCCGAAGCTACTACGCAATCATTAGGAGATAAATCTGATACGGAAGGAAAACAAAGAAAACATTATAAGTCAGTAAAGGAAAGTAAACAAGTAGGAGAAACAGGAAAGAAAGTAGCAGAAGATTTGCTTGAAAATGATACGTATAATCCAATTTCCAATGTTGATACTTTGGCAACAGCAAATGAAAGTATTAACAGAAATGGTATTGATAATACCTATATTGCTTTTAGAAATAAATTAAATAGTAATGAGCGAATAACTTTACAGGATATAGCGATAGGAGAGAGACTTATTCAAATATTTTCGCAAAATGGAGATATAGAAAAAGTTAATGAATTGGTGCAAGGTGTTGCTATGTTGGGAACAGAATTAGGACAACAAGTACAAGCTATGAGCTTAATAAAGAAATTATCGCCAGAAGGACAGTTAATGTATTTACAAAAAGTAATAGAGAGAACTAACATTAAGGAAAATACAGATTTAAAAGTTTCTGATGATATGAGCAGAAGGATATTAGAGACAAAAAGTAAAGAAGAGTTGGAAAATGTAATGACTGATATTGCTGTTGAGTTAGGAGAGCAACTTCCTGTTACGATGGGGGATAAAGTAAGGTCTTGGAGATATTTGAGTATGCTTGGTAATCCTAAAACTCATATTAAGAATTTAGGTGCTAATGTTGCTATGAATGTGACACAACAACTAAAGAATAAGGTTGCAGGAGCTATGGAAGATGTTGTTGGAATGTTCAATAAGGGCATGGAGAGAACAAAGACTTTAAAATTTGCAAATAAAGACCAAAAGAGTTTTGCTAAAAAAGATGCTGAGTTTATGAAAGACAAAATTGATGGTGGTGGCAAGTACGATATAAAAAATGTAATTCAGAGTAATAAAAGGCAGTTTGATAATAAGACATTGAATGCTATTGCTGATTTTAATTCTAATATGTTAGAGTTAGAAGATAATATATTTCTAAAAAAAGCATATCAACAAGCTATGCAGAATTATATGAGTGCTAATAAATTAAGTAGTAGTGATATGGAAAATTCCAGTGTTTTGCAAAAAGCTAGAGAGTATGCGAGTTATCAAGCGCAAGAGGCAACTTTTCACCAATTTAGCGAGTTAGCCAAAAGACTTACAGAGATAGAAAACAAAGGTGGTATTGCAGGGAAAGCATTAGAAGCAGTTATACCATTTAAGAAAACACCTATTAATATTGCTAAATCTGGTGTTGAGTATTCTCCGATAGGTTTAGTTAAAAGTTTAACTTACGATATAGTACAGTTAAACAAGAAGACAAAGGATTATAAGGCTAAGCTAGAAAAAGGGGTTATAACAGAGGCTGATTATAAGACAGGAACTTCTAAATTAGTAACAAAAACAATAGATAATGTAGCAAAAGGTTTTACAGGAACTTCTTTGGCGTTGATAGGTTATGCTTTAAAAGATATGGGAATATTAAAATCTGGTAATGATGATGAAGATGATGAGTTTAGGGAAAAATTAGGAGAACAAGAATATGCTATAAGGATAGGGAATAATACCTATACTTTAGATTGGGTGTCTCCTAGTGCTATTCCAATGTTTATGGGGGCAACTGTACACGATTTAATGCATTCAGAGAATGAAGATAATTCTAATACTTTAAATTCATTAATGACATCAAGTGCAAAGGCTTTGGAACCTATGACTGAGATGAGTATGCTACAAGGATTAACAAGTGCAATAACTTCTTATGAACAAGGTAGTTCCAAGTTGTTTGATTTGGGGGCTAGTGCTGTTAGTTCTTACTTAGGTCAATTTGTTCCTACTGCTTTAGGTCAAGTAGCAAAAACGATTGATGATAAAGAAAGGGATACAAGTTCAACAGAGAAGGGATTAGCAAAGAAAGTTGACCAGTTTAAGAAGCAACAAGTAGCAAAAATTCCAATAGCTTCTAAATTGTTACCAGCAAGGAAAGATGTATGGGGGAATGAAAAAACAAGAGATAGCAATCCTTTAGTAAGAGCTTATGAGGTTGGTTTAGCACCGTATAACAGAAAGAAGGTAGTTGAGGATTATACGGAAAAGGAATTGTTGAAAGTGTTTGAAGATACTGGAGAAAAATCTGTGTTACCAGGAATTCTAGATAAAGATATAACAATTAACAAGCAAAAATATAGATTAACATCCGAAGAATATAATAAAGCGAAAGAAACTTTTGGAAAGACTTCTAAGAGTATGTTAGATAGTTTAGTAAAAACGAGTGAATATAAGCAATTGTCAGATGAACAAAAGGCGAGTGCAATTGATGATATTTATTCTTATGCAAAGGAAAAAATAAAGGTTGATTATGCTAAGGGTAAAAAGCAAAAGGTTGAAACATCTTCTTTGTATAATGTACTACAAGAATTGAGAAGTTCAAGAAATCAAAGCGAGTACTTGAATTACGTTTCTAAAACAAAAGGAATAGAAAAGGATAAAGAAAAGAAACAAATTTTGGTTGATAGTTATTATTCTTCTACTACTAAGAGTATTATTTACAAGAATACCATAGGAAAAGATGATAATTTATATAACGATGTATTAGCAAAGGACAATATAAGCATAAATGAATATTTAAACTATAGTTTACAAGAGTTCGAAAGTGATAAAGAAGATGATGGTACTGTAAAAGGAAAGTCGATAAAAGGAAGTAGACCGAAGAAATTATATGACTATGTCAATAATATGAATATAACTAAAGTACAAAGATTGGCAATATTAGGAACTCAATATAAATTAAAAAGAGTAGAACAAGAAGAATTGTATAATTATCTTGATAAAGCACTAACGCAAACAGAAGAGAAAAGGTTAGAGATATTTTCTAAGTACAGTAAGAATTTTACGATTTATGAAGATAATACAATGGATTTTAAGTAATAATTATAGTGTTGCAAAGGAAATGTGATGTTTTGTAAAAAAATCGACAATATAATCCATTTATATAGTATATTTTTAACGGAATATTTAAAAAGGGGTATATTGTTATGCTTAGTTTTGTAGAAATTGTATTTTCTAGTATTGGAGTTTATGGATTTTTTTCAGGAAATTGGATTTGTGCAATTATAGGGTTAGTATGTATAGTTATATGTGATTTTATTGATATATTTATAAGTGGACACAATCCTATTACAGTGATTTTAGCTTGTTCGTTTGCAATTGGGGTCAGTATTGCTAATAAAAGCTTATTATATGGTTTTACAATTGCTTTATGTGGAGAAAATCTTATAATGTCCATTATAACAATAATTGTTATTGGGTTTTCTTTTATAATACGATATTTTAAAAAAGACAAATCAACAAAAATACGTAATGATTTAATGAAATATTTTGATTATGATAAGTTTTCAGACATTGAAAAGTATGTAGAATTATCCAATATTATTATGAAAGGTTTAGAAGTTGAAACTCTTGATGAGGCAATAGAAAAGACATATGGTTTTTATAAAGAACAAGGGATTGAAGTAGAAAAAGTACAGATAGACGAAAGCAACAAGTTTAAAACTTTGTCTGAATTGGTAATGCTAGGTCTTGATACAGATAGTATTGATGAAGCAATAGAACGAACTAAAGAATTTTATGATAGTCAAGAAAATAAAGAAGAAAATGAAGTTAATTAGAATAAAAGCATCAGAATAGGCTCTGGTGCTTTTAATAATGAAAGGAGAAGTCTATGGACATAGAATTTACAAGAGGAGATACACAGTTTTTGAAGTTTCAACTGAAAGATTTAGAAGGGACCTTGATAGAGTTAGCAGATGAAGATAAGTTGTATTTTACAGTGAAACAAAATCAATATAGTAAAAAGATTTTAATCCAGAAGAAATATCCAGATGATATTAATTATTCAGATGGGTATTTTTCTTTTACTTTAAGTTCAGAGGATACGTCTAATTTAGCTTATGGTACTTATCAATATGACATTGAATTGAAGTCTGGTGATTTTGTTAAGACCTTAGGGTTAGGAACGATTACATTAACAGAAGAAATTACATATAGGGGGGATGAATAATGCCAAATTATACAGAAATTGAGATAACTGATTTAGATACTACTTTTTTAAAGGGAGAAAAAGGAGAGGCAGGAACTGACGGAAAGGATGGGTTGTCTGCTTACGAGGTGGCACTAAAAAATGGATTTACTGGAACAGAAGATGAGTGGTTAGCATCTTTAAGAGGAGAAGAAGGAATTAGTGGAATTGTAGGGTTTGAGATTAGGGATGGCTATTTGTTTGCGGTTTCTGAAAATTCAGAAAATATAAGTAAGTTTAAGATTGAAAATGGACATATGATAGTGACTATTTAAAGGGGGGATAAGGAATGGATATAGATTTAGGAAGAGTGCAAGGATTATCTGCATATGAAGTAGCAGTAGAAAATGGTTTTGAGGGAACAGAAGAAGAGTGGATACAATCTCTTAAAGGGAACGCAGAAGAAATAAATGAAGAGATAGTAGAGGCAAGAGGAGAATTTGATACATTAGGAGAGAAAATAAATAACACAGATAAAAAACTAGAAGAAAGTTATATAGTGGATAATATTTATTATGAAAAAGGATATTTTGAAGAAACAAATACAGAGTACTTTATTACTCATATTCCACAAAAGGATTTAAAAGGTAATATAAATAAGTTGAAAATAGGATTTGCTAAAGATGATACAAGTAATGCTGCTAATTTTGAAACTGCTAGGGAATTTTCTAACAGACATAATGCAACGGTTTGTTTTAATGCAGGTCTTTTTGATATTTACAATTCTAGGCCTATTGGAAATAATTTACTATATGAAGGAAATGAAATTTCAAACACAACAAAGACTAATAACTTTTATTCATTAGGGATAAAGGAGGATAATTCTTTGTGTTGTTATGAACCAACTGCAAGTGTAGAAGAGATGTTAAATGATGGTTGTTATAACACAGTTGGTGGCTATTATCCTTTGATTTTAGATGGTGAGTTAGTAAGTAGAGAGTTACAAGACAAAATAGGTAGTTCATGGAAAGACAAGACATATCCAAGGCAAGTTATTGCTCAAATAGAGGATACGAAAGAAATAATGTTTTTTACTTGCAATGGAAAAGAATTTGATAATCAAAAGGGAATGACATTACTACAAGTATGTACTATTTTATTGGAAAAAGGGGTAACTTTTGCATATATGCTAGATGAGGGTGGCTCAACTAGTACTATTTTTAAAAATCAAATGTTAAATCAGAAGCTAGATGATGCATATTCTAGTGAAAGAAAAGTTAATAATTTTTTATATGTTGGGAAGCCTATACAAATAGACAGAGATAAGGATATTAATGACTTGTATAGTAGTATAGGAGATATTCTTGAATTTAAAAAAGATACAGATAGTAATTTTAATAATTTAGATACAAGATTAAACCAAAGGCCATATTTGTTTGAAAGCTTTGAAGAATTTTCGGCTAGTGATAGCTTACAAGCGGATAACTTTGCTTTGGTTACAGAAAAGGAGGCTAATACTTTATCTGTATATAAAGTGGTTGCTGAAAGTAATTTACTAAGAATGGATTTTGGAACATTAGAAAAAAATGGTGTTACTGCAACAGTTACCGAGAATGGGGTTGTGTTAAATGGAAAGGCAACTGGCGATACGTGGATATTTTTTAATCCAATTTTAGCCTCTTCAGGAGTAAATCCAGTAGAAGAATTATTATTCAAGGACAAACAAGGAAGTTATGTATTTGGTAGCACAATAGAGGGGAAATATCAAGTATCGGAAAATAGTCGAGTGTGTTATGCAATAAGTGATGATGAACTTTTTATTAAGTTAGGAACTAATACAATAAAAAACATATTATCTACGGATATTTTTAAGAAAAGTTATATAAGATTATGGGAGGGAGACACTTTTGAAAATGCGATAGTAAAACCTTTTATTAAGTCAGTAAAATGTAAATCAATGAATAAAAAATATTATGATATAAGTGATGCAAGTGTAATAAGTACGTTTTCAAATTATGATGCTGAATTAATTGCAAGGAGTGTTAAGGGAGAAAAAGGAGAAGCTTTCACGTTTGCAGATTTTACACAAGAGCAATTAGCTAGCCTAAAAGGAGAAAAGGGAGACAAAGGAGATAAGGGAGAGCCGCGGAAATGATGCTGTTTATGATGATAGTTTGTTGCAAGATAGGATTACGACAGTAGAAAATAAGGTGGGAAATATTGATGCTATTTTAGACAACATAAACGGGGAGGTGGTTTGATGGCGACTGCAGATAAGTTAGACTACTTACTAGAGACTAAAAATCAAATAAAAGAGGCGATTAGAGAAAAAGGGGTTGGTGTAGAAGATGCTGATTCGTTTCGCAGTTATGCAAGTAAAATAGGACAAATAAAAGATGGTGGGACAGGACAAGTAGTAGACGATTTCTGGAACTTAAGAACAAATAGAGGAACAGATGGTTATGGGTTATTTGCATATACTCAATTAAATACTTGTAATAATGTCGATCTTGTAGATTTTATTCAAAATATGGATACAAGCAAAATGACAACATTTGCTTATATGTTTGCGGATTCATATTTTGATGAATTAGATTTAAGTGGTTTTGATACTGGTAATGTTACAAACATGAGAAGTATGTTTGATTATTGCAAAAACTTAACAAAAGTGGATTTGAGTGGTCTCGATACAAGTAATGTTGAAACTATGGAAAACCTATTTTATCAATGTTCTAATTTAACAGAAGCAATTTTAAATAATTCTAATACAAGTAAAGTATCAAGAATGGCAAATATGTTTGGTTATTGCCCAAATCTAACAGTATTGGATTTAAGTAGTTTCGATACAAGCAAGGTAACGACTATGGCAAATATGTTCATTCGTTGTAAAAAATTAATTGAAATAAAAGGAATTTTAGATGTTATTAAAGTAACAAGTATGTCAGGTGCATTTAGTGAATGTGTAGAACTTATCGAAGTTAAAATAAAAAATCTAAATTGTGCAAACTTAAATTTATCAGCTTGTACAAAATTATCTTATAGTAGTTTAATTTATTTAATAAACAATTTAGTAGCATCTGATACGGTAAAAACAATAACTTTAGGAAGTACAAACTTAGCAAAATTAACTGACGAAGAAAAAGCAATAGCAATAAATAAAAACTGGACATTATCATAGGAGGTGAAAGAATGGAAAGAAATTTAGGAAGAGTTCAAGGATTATCAGCTTATGAAGTTGCCGTAAAAAATGGTTACGAAGGAACGGAACAAGAATGGTTAGCTTCTTTAAAAGGTTTAAAAGGCGATAAAGGTGATAAGGGAGAACCACGGAAATGATGCTATTTATGATGATACAGAGTTACAAGGTAGAATAACAGAGATAGAAGGTAGCATAGGAGACATTTCTACTATTCTGGATGATATTAATGGGGAGGTATTATTATGACAGTAGCAGAAAAGCTGAACTATTTAAGAGGAACTAAAAATGAAATAAAGGAAGCGATTAAAGAAAAAGGGGTTAGTGTAGGAGATACGGATTCTTTTAAAAGTTATGCGAATAAAATTGGACAACTTGAAAAGGTAAGTAATTGTCTTACAGAAAATACAATAGATGATATGGAAAAGATATTTAAAAAAATGTTTAAAGTTTTGCCCAAAGATGTCTGTTCTTTTTTGAATACAAATACTGCCACTGCAACAAACATGTGGAATATGTTTTGCGAATGTGTAAATTTAACAGAGTTAGATTTAAGAGGTTTAGATACTAGTAATGTGACAAATATGAATGCTATGTTTTATAACTGTATAAGCTTAAGAAAACTTGATTTAAGTAATTTTAATACAAGCAATGTAACTGATATGGGATATATGTTTAAAAGTTGCTCGAATTTGACAGAGTTAAATTTGAGTGATTTTGATACAAGTAATGCAACAAATATGACAGAAATGTTTTATAATTGCGAAAACTTAGTGACTATAAATGGAATATTGGACTTTAATAATGCTAGCAAAACCAATGCTTTTATTATGGGATGTGTTAATCTTGAAACAATATATATTAAAAATTATGATGCGATAAGAAGTACAGATTTAACAGATTGCGTGAAATTATCTCACGAATCACTTGTATATTTTATAAATAATTTAAAGCCATCTAGTACAGTAAAAACAATAAAATTAGGAAGTATAAATTTAGCAAAATTAACAGAAGAAGAAATTGCAGTAGCAACAGAAAAAAATTGGACATTGTCATAGGAGGTGAAAGAGAATGGAATTACAAGAAAAGAATGTAAAAATAAGAAAGCTAACAGCAGACGAAAACAAAATAATAATATCTAAAGAAACGCAAAAGGACGAAAACGGCAACGATGTTCCTGTTGTAAAAGCAAAAGAAATCTATCTTGCAAAAGAAGATAGTGAAGAAAATTATATAGAAGTAGAGGAGGAGACAAATGAGTAAACCAGAAATTTTAGAGTTGAGAGAAGAAGTAGAAAAACTTAAACAGAAAAGAATGCAAACAACTGAATTATATAATTCTGGAGATGTATTAGTTTATAAAAATACATATAAAAAAATAAATTTAAAAGATGATTGGACTAATTATGATATGTGCGTAGTCATAATAAGAGGAGATTATAATCACTACAAAAATGTAATTTTTCTAAGAGGGTATGGAAGGACATACGAGATACATGTTGGAGAGGAACAAAGTGGATATTATGCAATAGGGTATGCTTATTTTGAAACCAGTAAAGACTTAATAGTAAAATGTGAGAACGCAAGAGGTTGGGGGGCTATTGTTCTTGATAAAGTAATTGGAATTAAATTTTAAAGAAGAAAGCGAGGAATAAAATGGAAAATACAGAGCTAATCGAAAAAGTAGCGCATTTAGAAGAACGTTCTAAATCTAATACAAAGAGATTAAATGAATTAGAAGCAAGAGTAGAGCAAAACGAGGTAGTTCTAAATAATGTAGACAAGTCTTTATCTGTTACAGTAGAGCAAATTAAGAATATAGCAGAAGATTTAAAAACAACAAGTGTTAATTTTAAAGAAGCAATTATGCGAAGTAATACTGCTAATAGTAAAGAAACAGAAATATTAAAAGAAAAATATGCAGAACTTGAAAAGAAGTATGAAAAATTAGATACTAAATTAGAACAAGAAACAATAATAAAAGATGCAGAGAGCTGGAGGACGTCTAAAAAACAAGTAATTGCTTGGGTAATAGCTACAATTTTG